GAGATATACCTTTAGTGATAGGACTCACATATACAGCATCGCTACCAGAATGCATTCTGGTAGCGATGCTGTATATGTGAGTCCTATCACTAAAGGTATATCTCCGGAGGATATTTTATCAGGTTGGGATAAGATATATAATGCCAACTCGAGCCAACTTAATGATATTTTGCTTGAGTTGGAGGAATCAAATCGTTCTAAATACGGACCTAGGTCGATTGCTCTACCTTGGTTAGAACGTGAACAGGAGTCAGCCTCTAGTTTCTCTATTGATACTGGGAAACTGATTGAAACCGCTACCCCTGTATATGGTAGGTTACGACCTATATCCTTAGCCAGTGCTGCAACGTATATAAAGAAGCAAACTAATGCAGGACTCCCAAGTATGGAGACTAAACGTCTTGTCCTTGATGATACTTTATTACGTTTTGAAGAGTTAAATAAACTCGACATACCAAGTGTACCTTTTACTCGTACTCAGGAAAATTTTAAAACTCGTCTTGTTTGGGGTTATCCTCTAGTAACTATTCTAGATGAGATGAGATATTACCGGCCTATTCTTGAGTATCAGTCCAAAGTACCTTGGAGAGCCGCACTTCGGAAAGCCAGTGACATCGATTTGGCAATCACTCAACTTATCAACCATGCTCAAGTTAATGGACTATCACTCTTAAGCATTGATTTTAGTTCATTTGACAACTCTGTAAAGAGGAAGTTACAAACTTACGCCTTCAATGATTATTTCCCTTCTCTATTTCAAAGTAAATATCGTCCAGAAATTGTTAGTCAAGGGAGACGCTTCAACGAAATTGGACTCATAACCCCTTCTGGTTTATGGAAAGGACAACATGGCATACCATCAGGTTCAGCTTACACTAATGAAGTAGGATCTGTGGTTCAGTATGGTATATCGAACACTTACAAGGATAAACTCTTGTATTCTCAAGTCCAGGGCGATGACGGTGCATATGCTACATCTGACCCAGATGGTCTTAAAGATCACTTCCGTTCATACGGACTTGAAGTAAATGATAAGAAATCTTATATATCCGATGATTTTATAGTATACCTACAGAATCTGTACCATAGGGATTATATTAAAGATGGTTTAATTAGTGGAATTTATCCTACTTACCGCGCTTTACTTAGGATAGTTTACCAAGAGCGTTTCAATGACTTTTCAGAGGACTCTATAACTGGCAAAGACTATTACTCGATAAGAACGCTTTCCATATTAGAAAATTGTAAACACCACCCTCTGTTTAAGCAACTTGTGCAATATGTCTCAAGCCTAGATAAGTACAATCTAGAAGTAAGCGACCAAGGTATCTCAGCATATGTTAAGATGCGTGAGAAACAAGATGGTAAAGACGTCCGTTTTACAGAGTATCGTTTAGGTGATTCATATGGAATAAAATCTTTTGAGTCATACAAGATAGCTAGAGAAATACAGACGTAAATGATTT